CGTACACGCATTGGTAGGGGATACGACCTGGCAGGAGTTGGCCGAGGCGTACACCAACGACATGCCTGAAACGTTGACCACCGGCATCGCTGAATATTTTCGGCAGGTCGCTGATTTGGCGGATACCTGGGCTAAGAGTATTGGCGACGGCGTGGTTACGGACCAAGAACTGGCCGCGATTCGCCTGCAGGTATTTCGCGGTATTCAAGGTTTGCTGGGGATGTTCAACCGCGCCACTTACGTCAACCAGACGACACGGGGTGGTGAACGTGGCTGACATTGCAGATTTTGCTAATGACCTGGTGCAGGAACGACTTGATCAGGCGCTTGCTGCGCGTAATGCCGCCAAGCCCGCTTCGGCGGCGCATTCTTTCCTATTCTGCGAGGATTGCGACGATCCTATCCCTGAAGCACGTCGACTCGCACTACCGGGTTGCACTCTGTGTGTGATCTGCCGGTCGATCGACGAATCTCGGGAGGCCCGCCATGCTCGATGAGGTTTTGGGGCAATTCGCAGACTATGGGCTTGAGCCTGAGCAGCCGCTGATTTTTGGCAAGTTGACCCGCTGCAAAACCACTCAGGACAAGGGCAAGGAAAAGAACGGTTGGTACGTTGTCCACGAGCATCGCACCGAGAAAAATGAAACGCTGATCTTCGGCAGCTTCGGTGACTGGCGTTTGGGCGAATCGCAAAAGATCAAGGTGAAAGCTGGGCGCATGAGTCCGGAAGAACGCGAAGTCATGCGTGCTCGTCAAGAAGAAGCCAAGCGTAAGGCCGCAGAGATCGCAGCCAACGCGGCAAGGCGAGCGGCCAGCCGTGCAGCCGGCCTGTTCAAACGCATGCCGGAAAAGGGCAAGAGTGCCTACCTGGATCGAAAGCAGATTGTTGGTTTCAAGGTTCGCTATGCGCCACGTACCGGCGCTTTTTTGATTCCTATGTGTAACGTACGGGATCAGATCGTTGGCTTGCAGGTGATTTTCCCGGCAAAGCAAGAAGACACTGGCCGCGACAAAGCCTACTGGCCTTACGGCATGTCGAAAGAAGGTGCCTTTCACCTGATTGGCCCGCACCCTGAGCCCGGTGAGCCGGTATTGGTGTGTGAGGGTTACGCCACGGGCGCTAGCCTGCACATGGCGACTTCGCTCACTGTTGCCATTGCCTTTGATGCGGGCAACTTGCTGCCAGTCTCCAAGGCCATGCGCGAGCGATTTCCTGGCTGCCCGCTGATCCTCTGCCGGGACGATGACTGGAAAACCAAGCGTCCGAATAGCGAGCCATGGAACCCAGGTGAGGAAAAGGCCAACAACGCGGCGTTGATCGTCGGCGGCCAGGTAGTTGCGCCGGTCTTTTCGGGTGACCGCGAAATCAAGTGGACCGACTTCAACGACTTGCACCTTGCTGAAGGCTTGGAGGCTGTCCGTCGCCAGGTATTGGCAGTGGTCAAACCTCCAGCAGCGGGCGGTTGGAAGGATCAATTGGCCCGTACTGAAAACGGCTCTCTGATCGCACACATGCAGAACGTCGAGCTGATCCTGGGTAACGACGAACGCTGGGCCGGTGTCATCGGTTACAGCGTGTTCAGCTCCAAAATTGTCAAACTGCGGTCCGCACCTTTTGGTGGCGGTGCTGGCGACTGGGCTGACATTGATGACATGCGGGTGATGAAGTGGCTCGCGCAGCAATACAACCTGCGGGTCAAAGCGTCCCATGTGATCGAGGCGGTGAGTGTGGTCGCCCATGATCATGCTTTTCACCCGGTGCGTGAATACCTGGAAAAGCTCGAATGGGATCGCATACCTCGGCTGGAATCCTGGTTAACCGATGTACTGGGTGTTCAGGCCAATGAGTACTCGGCCAAAGTTGGTAAACGCTGGCCGATCTCGGCGGTGGCTCGGGTGATGCGCCCTGGCTGCAAGGCTGACTCGGTGATGATCCTCGAAGGTGGACAGGGTGAAGGTAAATCCACCGCCATGGGCATTCTCGGTGGCGAGTGGTTTATGGACACGCCTTTTGCTCTAGGCGACAAGGACAGTTTTCAGGCGATTCGCGGCAAATGGATCGTCGAACTGGGGGAGCTGGATAGCTTCAACAAGGCCGAAAGCACCAAAGCCAAGCAGTTCTTCTCTGCGTCGACCGACACTTACCGTGAGAGTTACGGCCGCAGAACGAACGACGTGCCACGCCAGTGTGTGTTCGTCGGTACCACCAACCAAGAGGAATACCTCAAGGACGCCACGGGCAACCGGCGTTATTGGCCGGTGTTCTGCAACAAGGTTGACTTGGAACAGTTGCGTGAGATGCGCGACCAGCTGTGGGCAGAGGCGGTGTTCTGCTTTGAGGCTGGCGATATCTGGTGGGTGACGAAGGACGAGTCCTGGATGTTCGCTGAAGCACAGGACGAGCGCTTCGTTGTCGACGAGTGGGAAGGGCCGATCCTGACCTGGCTGGAGGAGTCGCAGATCGGCGAAACCGCTACCGGCAACGAAATCCTGACTCAGGCGCTCAAGTTGGACGTTGGCCATTGGGGCAAGCCGGAGCAGATGCGGGTCGGCGCGATAATGCACCGACTGGGCTGGCGAAAGAAGCGGATGCCGGCTTTGGCAAAGAGTGGTATCCGGCAGTGGGCCTATCAGAAACCTGCGACTTGGGGGAGTGTGTCTGTATTGCAGCCGACCCTGGTAGAGGAGCCGTGCTTTGATTAAACGGATTGATGAGATGCTCAAGCTCTGGGCGCAGGATCTGCATTCGCCGATGACTGAATCCTACGGCGGATCGTCTGGCGGCAACATGATCGCCATGTTGATGGAGTGCAAAGGAGAGTTGATACGCGGTACGCGCGGCAGTCGGGTGCTGTTGGATGAATCGGCGGATATCGAACTGATCGTGAACAAGCATCTGCCGGCGCAGCTGTCGGTGGTGGTGTGGGAGCACTACTGCAACCACGAAAGCTTCCTGTCGCAGAAGTACACCCACTGCGGTTGCAGCCGCGATACCTACTACCAGCGTCTGCACGAAGCGCACCTACGCATTGCTGGCATGTTGATGGGGAAAGCTGCGTGACCCCTGCCATCACTCCGCGTATTCCAGTCCTACTGTCCAGCCTTGTCCGACTGCCATTTAGAGCAGTCGGACAAGTGCAGGCCGCGCCGTTGCTGGGCTGTCCAACTGTCCAACCTTTGCCCGCCCCATGCACACATAAGTATAGCGAGCACGTAGTCGCGCCCATGGCGCGCATGCGTGCTTTTAGTTTTCTCTCTATACACAAGAGAAAGTTAAATAAGGTAGGACAGTAGGGCAGAGCCCCGAATTTAGGCGCCTGTAGCTGTCCTACTTCAACTCTGCATGGTGGGACAGCTAGGACGGGGCACCAGAAGCGATAGCCGATTGAATGCGTTGTACCTGCGTTGTACCTTTGTCACACCCACGTTGCACCCGTATTGCTCCATGGCATTAAAACTCGCTTGCTGCCACCGGAATCCACCTGTAAAAAGTATCCATCTTCGATAGGTGCGACCGCAGAGAGCGGCAGGCACCACACACCAAACCCGGCCATTGCGCCGGGTTTTTGCGTTTATGGAGTAGGGCGATGACGAACGAGCAACAAGCACTGGCAGAGATGCCGATCTGGTTAGTGATCGTCCTGGCTCTGGTCGGCGGTGTGTCCGGTGAGATGTGGCGAGCCGACAAGGACGGGGCGCGGGGCTGGGCATTATTGCGGCGCCTGGCACTGCGATCTGGTGCCTGCATTGTCTGCGGCGTGTCGGCGATGATGCTGATGATCGCCGCCAGCATGTCGATCTGGACGGCGGGCGCATTGGGTTGCCTGACGGCGATGGCCGGTGCCGATGTCGCCATCGGACTTTACGAACGCTGGGCCGCCAAGCGGCTGGGCGTCTGCGAAGTACCACCCGCAGGTGGTGAGCAGGGGTGATGGCCCGGTTTGGGGCGCCGAAAACCGCCGGGGACCCTGGGGTTATCCCGCGGGTACGGGGTCGGAAACCCGCGGGAAAGTGTTAGCGGACAGTTCACCAGCTTAGTGAACTGGGGTGAACAGGTGAACCCCCGTATTCATTAGGTGAACAGGACATTCCATCATGACTGTAATCAGCAAAACGGAGTTTGCGGCACGGCGAGGCTGGGCTAAATCGTATGTTTCCAAGTTGGCCAATCAGGATCGGTTGGTGCTGACTGAGGATGGCAAGGTGGAGCTGGAAGCCACCGAAGCCCTGCTGGCCGAGTCTGCCGACCCAAGCAAAGCCGCCGTCGCCGACCGGCACGAACGGCTTCGCCTTCAGCGGGAAACTCAAATCGCCGCCGAAGAACCTGTCGTGCCGCAATTCGGGCAGACGGCGGACTTTCAAAAGTCTCGCGCTCTGCGGGAGCACTACCTGGCCCTGCAAGAGCAAGCCAACTTTCACAAACAGCAAGGTTCTCTGGTCGAGCGTGTCGCGGTGGAAACCGGTGCCTATAACGCAGGCCGCCTGTTGCGGGACCAGTTGCTGGGCATGACCCCGCAACTTGCACCGGAACTGGCCGTCATGACAGATCCCTGGCAAATCGAAAAGCACCTGACGGCGGCTATCCGTCGCTCGCTTGAGGATGCAGAACGCTTGTCCTCGGCGGATCTTGAACACGCCCTGACCCCGAGCTAAGCCCATGCCCACGGAAATCCCTAACGGTGCAGAGGTGTACCGGGAGGCGTATTTTCGTGGGCTGCATCCTGACCCGGACGTCTGGGTCGATGAGTGGGCCGACGAATACATGCGCATCCCGCGTGACACCGGCGCCGCCGAACCCGGCCAGTACCGCACCTCG